GGGTTTGAGGATACTGACAAGGGCGTTCCCACGGGGATTGCTTTGCCGTACATCGTTACAATTGACAAGTCATCAAGAACGATACTGTCAATTCGGCGCAACTGGTACGAAGACGACCCGATGAGAATGCAACGGGAGCACTACGTCCACTACCAGTACTTACCCGGACTTGGCTTCTATGGGTTTGGTCTTGTGCATATGATTGGCGGATTGTCTAAGTCTGCCACAGCCATACTTCGCCAGTTGGTGGATGCGGGCACTCTTTCCAATCTTCCGGGCGGGCTCAAGTCTCGCGGGCTAAGGATCAAGGGCGATGACACGCCTATTATGCCCGGAGAGTTTAGGGATGTTGATGTTCCCGGCGGAGCAATAAAAGACAACATCGCCTTTTTGCCATACAAGGAGCCTAGTGGCGTCCTGTATCAGCTTCTGGGCGATATCGTGCAGGAAGGCCGCAGGTTTGCTTCAGCGGCTGATGTGAAGGCGTCGGACATTAATGGTGAGGCCCCGGTAGGGACCACCCTTGCCGTGCTTGAGCGCGAAATGAAGGTGATGAGCGCTGTTCAGAGCAGGGTTCATGCCTCGGTATCCAAAGAGCTAAAGATACTGGCTGAGCTGGTTCGCGACTATGGGCCGGAAACTTATCCTTATGATCCAGACGAGGAGCCCGTTGTTAGGGCTGACTTTGATGATCGCGTCGATATTATTCCGGTCAGTGACCCCAATGCAGGCACGATGGCGCAAAGGATTATGCAGTATCAGGCGGCTTTACAGCTTGCCTCTCAGGCGCCTCAGATGTACGACATGCCGCTTCTCCACAGGCAAATGCTGGATGTCTTGGGCATACAGGACGCGGACAAGATTGTGCCTCTTGAGGACGATATTAAGCCGACTGACCCAGTTAGCGAGAACATGAACCTTCTCAACGGGGAGCCAGTTAAGGCGTTTATTTATCAGGATCATGAGGCGCACATTCAGGTCCATATGTCGCTTACCGAGAACCCAGAGGTCGGACAATTAATGGCTAAAAGCCCGACCGCGAAAGCGTCTCAGGCGGCAATGGCATCGCATATAGCAGAGCATGTGGCCTTTGCCTATCGGCAAAAGATTGAGAAAGAGCTTGGGGTTAAGTTGCCCGCGCCAGATGAGCCGTTGCCAGAAGATATTGAATACCGTCTATCTCAACTGGTCGCCCCTGCCGCCGCGCAGGTTACCGGCAAGGCTCAGCAACAGGCTCAAGCAGAGCAAAACGCCAAGCAACAGCAAGACCCTGTTATTCAGATGCAACAGAAAGAATTGCAACTGAAAGAGCAGGAGGCAATGGTCAAGGCTCAGACCGCGCAAAAAGACATGCAAATCAAAGAGCAACAGGTCGCCGCCAAGACCCAAGTGGATATGGCAAAGGCTCAAGCCGAGATGGTTAAAATTAACGCAGATCTAGAAAAAGCAAAAGACAGGTCTGCGCTTGAGTCCCGCAAGCTGGAACAGCAAGAGCGCTTAGAAGCCGCAAAACTGGCATCAAAAATGTCGGTTGAGCAGGAGCAGAGCCGTTCTCGAGAGGAAATTGCGGGCTTCAAAGCTGGTTTCGACATAGTAAAGGACATGTTAGATGACGACGAAACGGGCCAGCAATAACCTGCTGTCCGCTCTGCAAGATCAGTACCGCAATCACATGAACGAAATCACTGATCACATCGCTACGGGCGGGTGCAAAGACATGAACGATTACTCTCGGTGTGTAGGCATTATCGAAGGACTGGCCTACGCAGAACGAGAGCTTCTTGATTTAAGCGACAGAATGGATCGCGAATAAATTCTCCGCATGACGCGGTGCAGGGCGACTCCGAACGCCAATTTTCGGTGCGAAGGTGTAAGACATGACGGAAGAAGACGGACCGAAGACTGCAAGCCAGCTCCCGGTCCCCACGGGATACAAACTACTTATTGCTTTACCAGAGCCGGATGAGGCAACGGAGGGCGGCATCTTAAAATCAAGGCAAACGATGGAGACTGAGGAGATCGGCTCTATTTGCGGCTTTGTTTTAAAGATGGGCCCAGATGCCTATCAAAACGCAGAGAGGTTCCCAAATGGCCCCTATTGCGATGAAGGCGAGTGGATCTTGATGCGTTCTTATAGTGGAACTCGATTCAAGGTGCACGGCAAGGAGTTTCGTTTGATTAACGATGACAGCGTAGAGGCGGTTGTCGAAGACCCACGGGGGATTGAAAAAGCATGAGCGAAGAACAGGTGGATACAGGGTCGGAAGAGAGAATGTCTTCTGAAGAAAAATTTTTTGGCGTCAAGACCACATTTACTAAAGGCGACAAGTCCAGTGAAGTGGATCTTGAGGTCGTGGATGATCGGCCCCCAGAGGATCAGCGAGCTACCTCTAAGGCAAAGGGAGCTACTTCGGATGAGGATGAAGAGCTTCAGGGCTACAGCGACAAGGTAAAAAAGCGGATCAACAAGCTCCGCTATGACCAACATGAAGAGCGCAGGCGCCGCGAAGACGCCGAGCGTATGCGAGAAGAGGCGATTCGTGTTGCCCAGCAACTTACGCAACACAACCAAAGCCTGCAACAGATCCTTCATGATGGTGAAGGGGTTCTGCTGAGCCAATCTAAGGGCCGTGCAGAGCTTGCCTTGCAACATGCAGAAATTATGCTTCGGCAAGCCGTTGAGGAAGGCAACACAGATCGTCAGATTGAGGCGCAAAAGCTCCTTAACAGGGCTCAGACCGACCTCGATGGGGTGTCGCGTCATGTGGGTCAGTACAAGCAACGACCGCCCGCAAGGAGCCCTGAGCCTGCTTACCAGCCTCAACAACAAGCTCAACAACAGGCACCACAGCCTAGAGCGCCCAGCGAAAAAGCGGCGGGCTGGGCACAAAAGAATTCGTGGTTTCAGTCAGACGATCACACTGAAATGACGGCATACGCCTACGGCGTACATGAAAAAATGATCAGGAAAGAGGGCATCGACCCCGAATCTGATGAGTACTATGACGAGCTGGACAAGAGAGTGCAGTCCAGATTTCCAGAATACTTCGGAGAGGTAGAAAGTGGCTCGGCAGATGTATCTGTCTCCTCGACCTCCCGAAGCCCCTCCGTGGTGGTGGCGCCGTCCTCTAGGAATAATGGCGCCAAACCACGCAAAGTGAGGTTGAGCCGCACCCAAGTTGCTCTCGCAAAGCGCCTTGGTTTAACCGTCGAACAATATGCCAATCAGATGCTCAAGGAGAATTGATAATGGCTGAACAGCGCACACCGCGAGAAAAAGAGTCTCGCACCGCTGAGGAACGTCCCTCAGACTCATGGTTGCCGGCATCTATTTTGCCCAACCCCAAGCCAGTAGACGGATGGGTATTCCGTTGGATTCGCACCAGCACGCTGGGCAAAGCCGACAACACCAACGTCTCTCAAAAGTTCCGCGAAGGATGGATCCCGGTAAAAGCCGAAGACCACCCTGAGTTGGAGGTCATGTCCGACATTGACTCTAGATTTAGTGGCAATCTCGAAATTGGTGGCTTGCTTTTGTGCAAAGCGCCAAAAGACAAGGTCGATCAACGCGATAAATATTTTGAGCACATGGCGTCAAGTCAGATGGAGTCTGTGGACAATAACTTCCTCAAGCAAAACGATCCCCGAATGCCCGTTCTGAACCCAGAGCGGTCCACTCGGACAACCTTTGGCCGAAACTGACTTCGATCACCGGAGCGGTTTCGTTATTTGATCCTTTGAGGAGAGAAAAATGGCTACTTCAGCTACTCCAATGGGTGCAGAACCTGTAGGCACGCTCAGTGCTTCAGGGTCTTTCACCGGCAAGGTTCGCCACATTAAGATCGCTAATGCTTACGGCACAGCTATCTTCTATGGCGACTTCGTTAAGTTGGTTGCGGCGGGAACGGTAGAGAAAGCGGCAGTTACGACTTCTGTTGTTGCAGGCACTGTCGGCATTTTTGTCGGATGCGCCTACACCGATCCTAGCACTAACCAGAAGACCTTCAACCAGCAGTTCCCTGCGTCAACAGCGGCGGATGATATCGTGGCGTATGTCGTCGATGATCCTAAGTTGTTGTTCCAAATGCAGGCCGATGAGGCCGTCGCCCAGACGGGATTGGGAAACAACATCTCAGCAGTTAGCACTGCTGGATCAACCGCGATTGGTCGAAGCAAGAACGCCTTAGATGGCGGCTCTATTGCTACGACTAATACACTACCACTGCGTGTCGTTGATTTCGTAGACGGGCCAAACAGCACCGTAGGTGATGCTTTCACAGATTGCGTCGTTACCTACTTGCCGTTGAGCCATGCTTACGAAACCAAGCTCGGCGTTTAAGGAGACTTGAGAAATGGCTATTTCACGCGCACAAATGCTGAAAGAACTGCTCCCCGGTCTAAACGCCCTGTTTGGTCTGGAATACGAGCGGTATGATGATGAGCACACGATGATTTACGAAACTGAATCATCAGAGCGCTCTTTTGAAGAAGAAGTGAAGCTGTCTGGTTTCGGTGCGGCACCAGTCAAAGCTGAAGGCGCGGCCATCAGCTATGACTCTGCACAGGAGTCATTCACTGCTCGCTATAACCACGAAACCATCGCCCTTGGCTTCTCCATCACGGAAGAAGCTATGGAAGATAACTTGTATGACTCTTTGTCTGCTCGTTACACCAAGGCGTTGGCTCGGGCTATGGCTCACACCAAGCAGGTAAAAGCGGCGAATCCACTTAACAATGGCTTCGGTTCTTATCAGTCTGGTGATGGCGTAACGCTGTTCAGCACAGCTCACCCATTGGTAAACGGTGGCACTAATGCTAACCGTCCGTCCACTGCGGCTGACCTGAACGAGACCTCGCTGGAAGATGCTGTGATTAACATCGCCGCATTTACCGACGAGCGTGGTCTGCTGATCGCGGCACGTCCCCGTCGTTTGATCGTTCCACCCGCGCTTCAGTTTGTAGCAACTCGCTTGCTTGAGACTGATGGCCGTGTTGGCACGTCTGACAACGACATCAATGCTCTTCGTAACAACGGATCGATTCCAGAAGGCTACTCAGTCAATCACTTTTTGACTGATACCAATGCTTTCTTTGTTATCACCGATGTGCCGAATGGCATGAAGCACTTCAACCGTACCGCGTTGGAGACTTCAATGGATGGCGACTTTGACACTGGTAACGTCCGGTACAAGGCTCGCGAGCGATACAGCTTCGGCGTATCTGATCCTTTGGGCATTTACGGTTCACCCGGAACGTCCTAACCCTACGGGGGCTTCGGCCCCCTTTTATTCCTGACTAATTGTTCCACATGGAACATTAGACCGAGCCAAGACAGGAGACTCACATGGCTAATTCTACTTTCTCGGGACCAGTGCGTTCCGAAAGCACCTTCAAAACCATAAGTAAAAACTCCACCACAGGCACAATTACTGAGGTCGCCACTATCGGTGATGGCCCTGTTAGCCTTGCTGATGGGAATGTTACGCTTACCAACGCTACCCACAGCGGCAGAATCCTTCTCGTTCCAGACGGCGGACAAGACAACACCTATACGCTTCCTGCTCCTATTGCAGGCTCTATGTTTAGGTTTGTTTATGCCGGCGGTGCGGCAGATGCGACTGATGCGCTTATTGTTACCCCCGGAAACACTAACTTCTACATAGGCGGTGTTACTTTCTTGGACACTGAC